CCTTGGATGAGGCTGTTTCTTCGGCCAAGGCCCGCTCCGACTCCCTCGGAGCCGCTCATCGCCGGGGAAAAAAGTAACCAATGCCTTGGCAGCCACAGCCCGGACCGCAAGAGAAGGCTATACGCGCTTCTTTTGTAGATGAAATCTTCTTTGGTGGAGCGCGTGGGGGTGGTAAGACAGATTATCTTCTCGGAGATTTCGCTGCTGACGTAGAGCAGTATGGCGAGCATTGGCGTGGGGTGTTGTTTCGCCGCACCTACCCCGAACTGGACGAGATCGTAGACCGCAGCCGTGCGATCTACTTTGATATGTTTCCGGGGGCCGAATACAAGGTAGGATCCCATACGTGGCACTTCCCCGGTGGCGCTACGCTCAAATTACGTCATATTGAAACAGAACTGGATGCCGATCATTACCAAGGCCACCAATATACGTGGATCGGGTGGGACGAAGTGGGTTCATGGCCTAACCTCAAGGCTTACCATCGGCTCAAGGCTTGCCTGCGCTCGGCCCATGCTGTTCCAGTAAAGCGTATTCGTGTTACCGGCAACCCCGGTGGACCCGGCCATAACGAGGTAAAGCGTTACTTTGTCGATGTAACAGAAGAGGGTCATCTAACTACAGGGCAAGACAAGATGACGCGGATGTATATCCGCAGTCTTGTTACAGATAACAAGGTATTGTTACAAAGTGACCCCGGTTACATTGATCGCTTGAAGGCAGTAGGTGACGAGCAGTTAGTCAAAGCGTGGCTGGCGGGGGATTGGGACGCTATGGTAGGGGCGTTCTTTAGTAACTGGTATGGGGACAAGGTCGTTGTTCCCTCTTTCAACATCCCCAGCCATTGGCCCTTGTTTGGCGCACTTGATTATGGGGAAAGCTCGCCAAGTTCCTTCGGCCTATATACCGTAGATCACGATGATAACGTCTATAGGATCACTGAATACTACCAAGGCAACGCTTCGGCTTCGCAACATGCCGATAACATTAATGCTATCATTGAAGGTTGTCCTTTTACGGGGGGCCGCCATCCGCAAGCTATATATGCTGATCCAAGCATTTTTGTAAAGCGCAGGCTTACCGAAGCTATGAATCGCTCGCCTGCCGATGTTTTTGGCGAGCATGGCTTGTGGTTGACAAGGGCAAACAACGATAGGATCAACGGCTGGCGCGTCTGTAACGATGCGCTTATAAATGACCGCTTTCATTGCTTTGCGGGCTGGAATGATGCACTTTGCAGGACGGTGCCGACGTTGCCGAGGTCATCGCGCAACCCCGAAGACCTCGACACCCATGCCGAGGACCATGCCGCCGACGAGTGGCGGTATGCTATGATGCACTGTTACAAACCTCATGCTGCACCCGTAGAGCAAAACTACGAAGGCACCGCACAGCAAGCCCTCGACTCACTGTCGGCAGGGGGAAAAAGGAAAGGACGTTACAATACGGGGCTTTGACTTTTGTTACAGGTGTTACTATTTTACAAATTATGGCAACAAAAAAAACGACCTACGGGGCTTTGTTTCCTGTAGGCATACGATGGATGGATACTATGAAAGGCTTTAATGGAACGCCCAAGCCAACGAAGACCAAGCCTGCGGGCGGCAAGCGCGTTAAGCCCATGCCTGCTGGTGGTGACACCATGAAAAAGGGCAAAGGGTCCAAGTAATATGCCCAAGGTCGGCGGTAAACATTATAGCTATGATGCCAAGGGCATGGCGCAAGCCACGGCGGCTTCGCAGCGCAGTGGAAAGCCCATGACCAATGCACGCAAGAAAAGCAGTGCAAGTGCTAAAGGGTTTAACGGCACTCCAAAGCCGCAGACGCGCAGGGGCCGATGAAACAAGCTGATATAGATTTCTGGCGTGGTTCGATTGAAAACACCAAGGTGTGGATGCGAGCGCGTCACAAAGTTTGGCGTAGGCTGCTTAAGGCTTACGAGTTGGACTTTGAGGTCGATGGTCTGCCCGAAGACAAGACGGTAAGAGTTAGTCGCTTTTACCCGTTGTCGCGGCAGATCATTGCCAGTATCAGCTATAACTACCCCCATGTGTTTTTTCATGTAGAAGAGCCGGGCAAGGAGTTTGCCTCGGAGATATTAGAGCGAGTAGCTAACGCAGCCTTGGAGCAGATGGACACCAAGGCTGAAGTGCAACAGGTTATCTTTGATGCGTTGTTTTGTGATGTAGGGTGGCTCAAGTTCGGTTACAACCCACCGGGTGATGCCGACATGATTGCCCCCTATACTATCAATGATGCGCTTTCCAATGATTTCCCGTATGTCCACAGGGTAAACCCGTTTAATATCTTTATTGACCCCCTTACGCCCCCTCATAAGTTGTCCCATGCTCGTTACATCATCGAAAAGATGGTGGTGCCGCTGGAGTACGTGCGGCAAGATGAGCGTTTTAGTAACAGGCGGCAGATACAGCCTATTGACGAAGAGGATACGACTGATACGCTGTTAGCGGATGTCGAAGGCAGCGCAGCAAGCGAAGAAGCCGATGCGGTCAAGGATGCTAAGACCCAAGGCAAGATGACGGTGCTGTATGAGGTCCATGACCGTATGCACCGCAAGCGTATTACTTTTGCCGAGTCGGTGCGCGAGCCTATTGAAGAGATTGACCACCCGATGCTGGCGATGCGTCCTGTAACAATGCCCGATCCGTTTACGGGCGAGCCTTTGTTGACGGGGGAGTTTGAACCAGAGGGGGGCTACCTTACAAATGGCGGCTTTCCTTATTACGCATTGCAATTCGACCAGACGCAAGACTCTTTTTATGGCCAGCCGCCAATGGCTTATGCTGAAGACACGCAGAAGCTGATCGTAGAGTCCATATCGCGCCGGGCCGATCTGCTCAAGCGTTTTTCTCGCACGGTATTAGGGGCAAGGCGAGAGCGCGATGCCAACGCCGACATTGGAGAGACCTTAGAACAGGGCCGCGATGGCGATATTATTTGGGTAGAAGACCCCAGTTCTTCATTTCGTCCAATGGATTTTGGCAACCCTCCTCCCGATCAGTTGGGGATAGAGCGGGATGCGCGGGAATATGAGGAGCAGTCGCTGAACGTAAGCCAGATGGCAATGGGAGGGGGGCCAAAGCTGACCGCTACGCAAGCGAGCTTGCAGGCGAGCTTTGGTCAGTTGAACCGAGAATGGATGCAGTTGCGGGTAGCGGATTGTTACAAAACGACTGTCCATAACACGCTGCGGATGATGGCAGATGCCCGCTATACGCCCGAAGAGTTCTTGGTCAACGTAGCACAAGACGAGATGGAACCCGTTTATGAGGCTGTAACAGCCGACATGTTACGAGTTCGGTTTAAGATCGACATCGTAGCAGGGTCTACTTCGCCCATTACCGAGCAGTTGGAGCGAGAAGATGCACTGGCGTTGTTTAACTACACGATACAACTGCCAGAAATCAACCGCACTGAAGCCATAAAAGGGCTATTGAAAGCATTTAAGGTCAGTGACCCGGAAAAATACCTCGGTAAACAGGCCGATGCAGACGCTATGAAGTTGGCAAGCATGGAAAACGTGGCCTATCTGATGAAAGGTGCTAACCCCAATGTAACACCAGAAGAAAACCATCAGATCCACATGGGCATTCATGGCCAGATACAAACACTGCCAGAGTTCCAGCAGTTGCTACCTCAACAACAGCAGCAAGTCATGGCCATTGCCCAACAGCATCTTCAGCAGCACATGCAAGCCTTGCAACAAAAGGCACAAGGTGGTGGAGGTGCGGCGGCTGCGCCCAACCCCGAAGGCAGGGAAGTTCGGGAGCGGGGTGGCCAAGAGGGCAACATTGTTTCTATGGTAAGATCGCAAGCACAAGAGATGTCACAGCAGGTTCAACGTGCGCCGGGGCAAAACTAATGGTATTCCATGATTTTAGATGCGAAAAATGTAACAACTTGCAAGAAGATGTGGCATTTACTGCAATAAAAGACATAAAGCGTGAGATTGACTGCAAAAGTTGCGATGGAACGGCAAAAATGACGTTTCGTTCGGGAAACAGCATACATCAGACTAATTCCAGCATGTATGGCAACTATCATGCGGGTTTTGGGTGTGTGGTAGAAAGTTATTCCCATAAGCAGCAACTGCTAAAAAAATACAACGTAGTAGAGTCTTCGGATGCCGTAGGCGGTTCGCGCTGCCACCGGAAATCCGAAAACGACTTGAAAAAAACCAAAGTTGATGGTCCGCAATGGTCTTTTGGGGGAACACCCGCAGAAGCTATGCAGGCTGCTCAACAGCAAATGGAGGAATAAAAAACCATGTCCGAAGCAATACTGGATTTGGACTCCATATCAGCAGATGAGACAACTTCAACGGACTCTTTGGACGGTTCTGCGGATATTTCGACCACCGTAGAGCTTTTCCCCGAAGACACTCCGACTGAAACCTCTTCTGATGACAGTGGACACTCTGAGTCAGAAAGTGCCGAGACATTTGACCCGAATGCAGTAGATTGGGCCAGAGTAGACCCGAATACTGTACCGGAGCAGTATAAGCCCGTCCAAGAAGCAGTAAAGCAGCAGCAGGCCGATTATACGCGCAAGATGCAAGACTTGGCCGACCAGCGCAGGCAGCAAGAAGCGCAGCAAGCCCAGTTGACCAACATGCAGCGAGAATGGGCAGATCGGGTACAGGCCGTTGCGCCTGCACCACAGCAACTTGATCCGGTGCAACAGTTGCGGATGCAGTCCACGGACGAAGAAAATAAAGCAATGGACTTTATGGACTTTTATGTGGAACAGAGGACGCAACAGAAGTTCAACGAGCTTGAAGGTCGTTATAACGCGCTTTTGCAGCGAATGGAACAAAACGAAGCAGTTATTGGGCCTGCAACTCAACGAATGCAGCAGCGGGAACGGGCTGAAGCCGTGGAGCGCACATCATCTGCCGTAAATGAGGCCGTAGAAGCCTACGGTGAGGATGTTCGCAACCCAAAGTGGACACCGGAAATGTTGCGGTTGATGGAGAATGATCGGAATAACAACCCCCATCTTAATCCATTGACCGACAAGCCCTACACTGTAAAAGAAGCGTATGAAAAGGCTGCGGGCGTAACCGCAGGCAACGCAGCACAGCTTCGGGCCAGCGACAAGCAAGCTCGGAGATCGTCAAAAAATGCGTTGCGAACTAATGCTTCTGTCAGTGCTTCAGAGGACGGATCGGCATTAACCGACAACGAAGTCTTGTCTCAACTACAGGGGCTGGGCTTTGAATAAGAGTAACAACTGTTACAGGAGAATTTATCGTGGCTAGTACTTCAACAACTGAGACATGGGACGCGGCATGGACCCTCACCATGAGGGCAAAGCGCAAGCGTCTTACTGACAACTTCTTCGACTCATATCCTACCTTGGAGGCTTTTCGCTCCAGTGGTGCGCTTGAGATGGAGAATGGCGGCAAAGAGATCCAAGAAGACATCCTCTATGCTGGCAACTCGGCTGAGTATTTCAGCGGGTATGATGTATTGAACACCGATGCCGTAGACGGCATTACGGCGGCTTTTTACCCGTTCCGTTACGCCAGTTGCCCCATTACCATCAACCATGTTGAGGAAATGGAAAACCGCAAGACGGATGCGGCCATGAAGTTGCTGGAAGCGAAGACGCAGCAGTCGATGCTGAC